GAGTTTAGTGATGCACAAAATGCTGCTCTGTTTAAAACTTTGTTTGTTATTACTACTGGTATCCTCTTATTCTAAAGCAGATTGCTTACCTGATGTTGTAGGTCTTTGTACACCAGGTGTCACCATAACAGAAGAAACAGAGATAGATGTAACTGAAGAAGACTTTGGTACAGAAATTGTTACAACAACCACAACTACAGTGACTACCACCACAACCACGGTCACAAATGAAGATTCAGGAGATATTCTTGACGGTGATAATGGCTATGTTGCTTCAGGTAAAGAAGGTGATATGGATATTGATTGGGGCGGTCAAGGTTCTGCAAGCATGCCTAGTGGTAATAGTTGCGGACAGCTAGGAACAGACAAATGTGCTATGATTACAGGAGGTGGCAATAGCACTTCAACCATGGGTGTATCAGGTATGGGTACAACATTTATTAACACTATTGACATATCAGATTTACAAATAGATAACGGTGGAGAAGTTAGGTACTCAATAAAGGTAGATAAACAAGATGCTCAAGATAGAATATACATGCACGTTTCAGGATATAATGGAACTAATGCAGTCTTTTCAGGCACTGACGTCTTGTCTGAGTCTGGAGTATCATCCGGTTACCAGTCTTATAACGGAACTTTCGATTTCGGTGGTGTATTAAATAAAATAATTGTCGAGGTTGGTGGCAGAGATATTAACATGGCCGTTGGTCCAATGTTTGATGACGTCACTGTCAACGTATTTTATAATGTTATTAATACAATAATTACTCAACAAATAACTACTATTGAGGAGATATATTATCTTAATCTATTTGATCCTGTTGAGCTTGACTTTGTTGAAGAGGTATTTGAGTATAACGATGTAAGTGTAGAAGATGGAGAAATATCTTTTACTCCTATTGAACCCGAAGTCGAAGAAGTTTCATTTGCAAGTGTAGAATTAGAAATAGCTGAAATTGAGATAAATTTACCTGAACCTGAACCTGAAATTGTTGAGGTTGAGACAGAAGTTGAGATGGAATTAGAAATGGAAATGGAAGAAGTCCTAGTTGTAGAGGCTGAACCTGAAGAAGAGATTACCGAAGAACCTCAAGAAGAATCACAGGAATCAGAACAAGAACAACCGCAAACACCACAAAAAGAAGAAGATCCAGAAGAAACGGTAGAAGAAGAGAAATCATCAGAACCTAAGGTATCAAAGAAAGAGAAAGCTGCTACCAAAATTGTAAAAAAGATTGATGACAAAGCAAGATATGATGACGCTGCTCAAACGAAAACTTTAATTGTGATGCAAATATTAGGCAACACTAAAACCTTTTTTGATAGTCAGTCGTTTATACAAGACACAAATGTTACAGAGTATTTAAACAAGACAATAGATGATCAGTATGGTATGTTGTTTGATATGGCTCAAAATGAAACAATGAATGATATGGTAAACTCACAATGGCTGAAGTCTCGATAGGCGGAATTTCCTTTAAGGGAGGAAAAATGATGGCAATCATCCTCGCACTTAGTAGTGCCGTGGGTGCTTTGTACGGTGGCTTTGAAATGTATAAACGGTTTCAAGATATGTCCGCAGCCATAGAAGCCTATCAAGAGCCGGATCTTAGCGGATTTGATAAGAAGATTGCACTTGTAGAAAGTGAAACAAAAGCAGAATTAGAACTAATAAAACAACAAATAAATGGTATGAAAAGTGAATTAGATCTCATACTTGAGGAAATAAACATAGTCGCCTCTACTGCACGTGAACTTAAAGATGACCTAAAAACGGATCTTCGCAATATGGAACAAGATGTTCGTCACATCACTGAAATTGTAAACGACGTTGAAGATAGACAAAAAGAGGACACTAGAGAGGTTATGAATGAGCTAAAACTTATTGAAGAAAACCTTGACTTACAGATTAATAAGGCTTTAAATAATCCTTTGAACAATATGAGTGCAACAAAATAAGGAGTTAACCATGTGTAATTGTAAAACAGATGCGGATTGTATATGTCGTTTAAGATAGATATTAAAACAGTCTTACCTTATCTGGTGTTATTTGGAACAATAGCAATGACATGGGGTATGTGGTCAGAAAGACTTAATGCAGTTGAAGAGAAAGCTGACAGTGTTGCAAAAATGCAACAGGATATTGCAGTCATTAAAGAAAAGATTATCCAAATGGACGACAGAGTCATGTGGATAGAAGAATTTTTAATTAAAACAGTGGAAATGTAATGCCAATTTCAAGAGCACAAATGAAACAACAAATCATGAAACCAGGGAGAAAGAAAAAGAAAAATGGGAAAACTATGTCCAAGAGGAAAAGCCGCCGCTAAGGCTCGCTTTAAAGTCTATCCTAGCGCATACGCAAATATGTATGCTAGTGCAGTTTGCTCAGGTAAAGTAACACCTGGCGGTAAAAAGAAAGCAAAGAAAAAGGCTATGGGTGGTGAAATTCAAAAGTTTACAAATGGTGGACACGCAACCTCACAAAAGAGAAAAACAGTTTCTGGTAAACGTAAAACAAAAGGCAGAACTATTGTTGCTGCAGGGTGTGGAGCGGTTCGACGCAGAAAAACTACTAAGTTAAATTAGGAGGTAAATCATGGATAAAATATGGAAAAAGTGGAATGGCTTAAATAAAAAAGGCAAATCAATAGCTGTTGTTTTTGTTTTAGTTGTTCTATGGGCTATTTATAATCAAATCTGGTAATGGCTAAAAAGGGTTTACGTGCTTGGGTTAAAGAAAATTGGGTTGACATAGCCAATAAAAAATCCGATGGATCTTATCCTAAATGTGGTAGAAGCGGTGGGGAAAAAAGAAAAAACTATCCTAAGTGCGTGCCCATAGCAAAAGCAAGAGCTATGTCAAAAGGTCAAAAAGCAAGTGCCGTTCGGCGAAAACAAAAAGCTGGTAATCCTGGTGGTAAACCCACTATGGTCAAAACAATTGTCAAGAAAAAAACTCGCAGAAAAAATAAAAGATGATGTAATTAATTGGTCTAAGAATGTCTTAGAGCCAATGAACAAACATTTAGGCTTTCCAGCATGCCCTTTTGCTGCAAAATGGAGAAGAGACAATAAACTTAGAATTGAAGTTAGACCTGACAAATCTAAATATGAAAAACATCTAACGAACGTTTTAAAAGATTGGAATAAAAAACAACACGATATTGTAATATTTTGTGACCCTTATTGGGATCAATATGATGAAGAGCAGTTTCAAGATAAAATAGATTTTTATAATAAAACTTATAATAGACGAGATGTCTATTTTATGGGCTTTCATCCTAATAATCCTGCTAATGTTGATGAACAAGAGTTTTTAGTAAATCCTACAGATGATTGTGATTGGGAGCCGGAGTATCAATATAGCATGATGTTAGTGCAAAAGTTTAAGCAGTTGTATGAAGCAAGTTGCAAACTACATAAGATAGGTTATTATAAAAATTGGCCAGCCGAGTATTACGATGATGTTGTAAAAACAAGGCAAGACGAATACGAAAAACTTTTTAAAAAGGAGAAAAAACATGCCAGGTATGAAAATGAAAAAACAAGCCATGAAAAGAGGCGGTAAGCCTATCGCTATGAAACGTGGCGGAAAAGCAAAAAAACAAGTAAAAAAGAAAAAGAAGAAGTAAATTATGGCTACCTCGGGTACCACTGATTTTGATTTAAGTATTGATCGCCTCATTGAGCGTGCTTACGCACGTTGTAATACACAGGTCAGAACAGGTTATGAATTATCTGCAGCTAGAGATAATCTTAACTTACTTTTTTCAGAATGGGGTAACCGAGGTATTCACCTTTGGAAAGTAAAAAATCACACACAAAGTTTAACTGCTGGTACAACAGAATATACAGCACCTTCAGATGCATCCGATGTTTTGGAAGTAGTGTTTCGAAGTTCAGATGGCTTGACTGATACAAGCATGACAAAAATATCTAGATCTGAATATGAAAACTTACCAAACAAACAATCACAAGGCACACCAAGTCAATATTACGTAAGAAGAGAATTATCAGCAGTAAAGATAAAATTATTTTTAACACCAGACACAACAGGAACTAACATAAATTATTTTTATGTTGGAAGAATAGAAGATGCGGGAGCTTACACAAACACTGCAGATGCTCCTTATAGATTTTTACCATGTTTAGTATCTGGACTTGCTTATTACACATCACAAGAAATTGCACCACAACTTTCACAAGAGTTAGAGAGAAGATACGAAGCTGAACTACAAAGAGCTTTAACAGAAGATAGTCAATCAACATCAGTTAATATTGTTCCGCAAAACTTCTATCCATCGGGGTAAGATATGGCATTTGCATCAGGTCGTTTTTCAAGAGCCATCTGTGATAGATGTGGACAGGAATACAAATATCAAGATTTAAAAAAAGAATGGAATGGTTTGTTTACATGTCCTGAATGTTATGAGCCAAAACACCCACAACTAGATCCACCTTATCATCCACCAGATCCTGAAGCTTTACAAGATCCAAGAGTAGAATCAAATAAAATATTAAAAGATGATTCACCTACAGGACCTGATGATGCAACATTTGATACATTTTCACAGCCAATGCCTATGACTGTTTTTTTAGGTGAGCCAGGAGATAGTGCGTTTCTCACAACTAGACAAAGCACATCACCAGCAGATGGTTCTAACCCAACAGATTCTAATAGCATGTTACCACAAACACCTCATAAAAAACTTCTTGTGCAATCAAAAATTGGTGTTGTCACAATATCTACTGAGAGTACAACTACATACACGGTTACTGTGGGTAGTAAGTCTGGTGGTGGAAATGCATTCTATATTGATGGAGTAGAGAGACCATCTATTACTATTAATGAAGGATCGTCAGCGATATTTAATCTAAGTGATAATACTGTAGATTCTCATCCTTTTTATTTATCAACAACTTCTGATGGTAGTCACAATTCTGGGTCAGTTTATACAACTGGCGTGACATTTAAAATTAATGGATCTTCAGTATCACAGTCCGCTTATGCTAGTGGTTATAGCTCAGCAACAACTAGAGCTTTAGAAATAACAGTAGCATCTAGTGCCCCAACACTATATTATTATTGCAGTAGTCACTCAGGTATGGGTAACTCAATTAGTACACCATGAACTATAGCGAATTATTAGACAATGTAAGAAACTACACAGAGGTAGGCTCTGATGTATTATCTAATACAGTAATCAACGTATTTATTACAAACGTCGAAGATAGGGTTCAAAAACAACTTGATCTTGATGCTTTTAGAAAATTTGCTACATCATCATTTACAATTGGTAGTCCTTTTCTAACACTTCCCGATGATTTTGATTTCGAAAGAGGTGTGCAGATTGTTGATTCAAATGCAGATAGATCTTGGTTAGAGCAGAGAGATACAACATTTATAGATGAGTATAATGTTGATCGAGCCAATAATACCGGCACTCCGAGATATTATGCAAACTGGGATCAGAACACATTAATCGTTGCGCCAACACCAAACGCTGCTATTACAGTAGAGCTTTGGTATAATAGAACTCCTGAAAGACTAGGTAATGGATCGTCAGGCACAGCAACAACAACCTATCTTTCTAACAATGCATCAGAAGTTTTAATCTATGGCACAGTTGCGGAGGCTTTTTCTTACTTGAAAAATCCTACATATGTGCAATTATACGATCAAAAGTACAATCAAGCTGTACAAGGATTATCTGTCACTCAAATGGGCAGAAAACGAAGAGACGAATACGCAGACGGAGTCCTGCGTGTGCCGTTACAATCAGTGGCTCCAGGAGGTAAATAAAGATGGCGATTACACAAGCGGTATGTGATAGCTTCAAAAAGGAGTTGTTAGAAGGTGAACACGACTTTCGTTCCTCTGGTGGAGATCAATTCAAATTAGCTTTGTATGGTTCCTCTGCTTCTTTAAGTAATACAACAACTGCATATACAACTTCACAAGAAGTAAGTGCCTCTGGTACGTATGCTGCAGGTGGTGGAAACTTAACAAGCACTGGAGCAGGAAAAACAAACAATACTTCATTTATTGATTTCAGTGACATTAGTTTTACAAGTGCAACTATTTCAGCACAAGCTGCTGTTATTTATAATTCAAATACTTCTGCTACAACAAACACAAATGCAGCAGTCATGGTATTAGATTTTGGTGCAGTTAAAACTTCAACATCAGGAACCTTTACAGTACAATTCCCTACGAACGATGCTTCTAGTGCAATTTTAAGAATCACTTAAAATTAACGCCAGGTAAAGCGTTATGTTTTTTGGTAAAACCACATTTGCTGAAGATTCATTTGCTTCACAAGGCATAAACGATGTAAGTGTTTCAGTTACGGGCCAAAGCCTATCAACGGCTATTGGTACAGAAACAGCATTTACTAATGTTACTGCAACACCGACAGGTATTGCACTTAGTTCAACACAAGCCTCTGTTACAGTATTTTTACCTGATGTTACTGCAACTCCAACAGGAGTTTCTATTGCAGTTCAAAATATTGGGCCATATTCAATAGAAGCTGGTGGTGAAACTTCGATTATTGTTGGTTCAGAAAACTTACTAAACACTTCTGTTGGAACTTCAACCGTAAGGACAGACGTTGTTAACCTTCCTTCAGGTATATCTTTAAGTTCTGCTATAGGGACTGCAACACAATCAAGTGCAGTTATTGCTCAACCAACAGGTATAGCAATATCTTCATCTCAAGGCACAGCCACATTTACAAGTGATTTAATCGTAGATTTGACAGGCAATGGTCAGTCCATGTCCACTGCTATTGGAACAGAGTCATTTAGAGGGGATGTAACAATTATTCCTACGGGTATTGCCATTACTTCAAGTATTGGCACAGCCATAGCAACACCAAGCGTTACTGCAACACCGACAGGTATTGCATTGTCCTCAGCAATAGGAACCGCTACCGCAGCTCCTGAAACAATCGCTACTCCAACAGGCATAGCAATGTCCGTCAATATTGCAACACCGGGTGTGCTTGCTTGGTCTCCTGTAGTACCGGGAGTAACAAATGCGTGGACACCAGTAGATGACAGTAATACAAATTCATGGACAGAAGTAGATGACAGGGAGGTAGCTTAATGCTATAAAATATCATGGCTTTCGTAATTAATGACAGAGTAAAAGAAACAACTACAACCACGGGAACAGGAGCCTTCGCTCTTGGTGGTGCAGTTCAAGGTTTTGAAACTTTTGGTACGGGTATTGGAAATTCTAACACAACTTATTATGCTATTTTTAATCCGGGCACTTCAGAGTTTGAAGTTGGCCTTGGAACGTTAGATGGTTCATCTGCAAACATAGCTAGAACAACAGTTATTAGTAGTTCAAATAGTGACAATGCAGTAGACTTTTCAGCTGGCACAAAAGATATCTTTTGTACTCTTCCTGCTAGTAAGGCAGTTGTTAAAGATGCCAGTGATAATACTAATTTTGCAGATAACGAAAAAATACAATTAGGAACTGGTAATGATTTAAAAATTTACCATGATGGAAGTAATTCTTACGTTGAAGATGTTGGTACAGGATTCTTATGTTAGATTGCAGTCAAGCACTGGTGAAAACATGCTTTATGCACAGCCAAATGGTGAAGTCACACTTTATCACGATAACGCAAATAAATTTTCAACAACTGCGGCAGGTGTGCAAACTGTAGGGACTCTTAATATTAACGCAGAATATGCGTTTCCTACAACTGATGGTAACGCTAATCAAATTTTACAAACAGATGGCTCTGGAGCATTGACATTTGTAGACAAACCAACAAGTGGAGCTA